CCAATACTGCGTGATCAACGTAGCCCCTGTTGGCAGTATCATAGACTACCTTGGTCATGTCACCCGGTCCCGGCGGACCTGTCGGTCCAGTCGGCCCAGTCAGACCTGTCGGACCCTGCGGTCCTGTAGCGCCAGTGACGCCTTGCGGACCGGTCGCGCCAGTCGCTCCCTGGGCGCCAGTCGATCCTGCCGCGCCTTGCGGGCCGGTCGCGCCTTGCGGGATCGTGAAGTTGAAAACGGCAGCGGAAGAGGAACCACTATTTGAAACCGCCGCATTAGTTCCGGCAGCGCCCGTAGTTGTGGTGCCGACAGCTACTGTTGCCGCGCTTCCGGCTGGTCCTTGGGAACCGGTTGGACCGATTGGACCTTGACTGCCTGCTGGCCCGGTTGCACCCTGTGGACCAGTCGCTCCCGTGCTTCCCTGGATACCCGCTGGTCCCGCCGGTCCAGCCGGCCCGGTGGCTCCGACGTTTGCTCCAGAGTTAATGACGGTGGCTGGAGTAGCATTTCCGGTATAGCCAAGGTTTTGAAGTGTAGCGACATTTCCCGCAACACTTTGAGTTGAATAGTAGCCCCCGCCTTGAATGTAGAGAATCAGCCCAAGAGAAACTCCTGCCGAGCTGGTCAGGGTAACATTGACGTTGGAACCGACAGCCGGCTGAGTGTAATTGGCGGCAGTGGTAGTGGCGACAGTTGTTCCGGCAGGCCCAGGTGGACCTTGAGCGCCAGTCGCACCTTGTGGCCCGGTCGAACCAGTCGCGCCGGGAGTTCCTTGCGGACCCGTCGCGCCTGCAGCGCCGGATGGACCGGTTGGTCCCGCTGGACCTTGCGGTCCGGTTGTGCCTTGCGGGCCTGCTGGACCTTGCGGGCCGTTTGGGCCCGTGTTGCCGATTGGTCCCTGTACGCCTTGCGTACCCTGCGGGCCCTGCGGACCAGGAGTACCCTGCGGGCCGGCAATGCCCTGCGGACCTGGTAATCCTTGGGTTCCCGGTGCTCCGCCCGGGCCGGCTGGTCCCTGTTGGCCCTGCTGGCCAGTAGCACCAGGCGGCCCCTGCGGTCCTGCGCCGGCGGCGTTGAACTGGAGGGTTACATCGACGGGAGTAAGCGAGACCGCAAACTGCGGCTGCTGCCATGACACCGTGAGATCTTCAGTCGGCATTTTCTTTGTCCTCGATCACTTTGGCCTCAGCTCTGGGGAGCGCCTCAAAGAGCGCCTGCAATTCTTCCTGGGTCAGGGCACGCTTGGTCTCGGTGCGCTGGGTGACGCCTCCGGAGAGGAGCTGTGCTTTATCGATGGTCGCAGCCAGTGCGTTGGGTAGCCGGTGCGTGGGCAGCGTGTGCGCTTCGCGGGCTAACCGCTCACTCATGACTTGGGATGCTTCGAGCAAGTTATCGAGGATGTTTTCTTTGATCTTCGCAATCGCGACCGGGTTTATTTGCCGGATGCGCCGGATGACGTCCTCGCCGAGCCCGAGCCACTGGTTGATCAGGTTGGGGCTGCAGCCGTCGGCCAGCATGTGCAGGCAGCTCTTGTACTTTTCCGGCATCCGATCAGAGACGATGCGGAGCTTGGCCAACACTATGTCGTAGGGGTCAGCGTCCTGCGGGATTTCCCATCTCCAGTCTATCGCGGCCCAAGGATCAGCATTCTTGCGGGCTATGCGCACGGTGTTGGCATTGTGGCAGATTGTGGCACAGCGATCAACTTTGGATTAAAATTGCCAGCCGTCTGATTTTATCTATGCTTTAATCAAATAACTTGGGAAAGCAATACGCATGAGAGGTGGATACAGACCAGGATCGGGAAGACCGCGGGAAGAAGAGCGCAAGCTATCGATCATCATCAGGCTGCGGACAGAGGTGGCCAACCTTTTGCGAGCGACTGTGCCGGAAAAGACACGCTCGCAGTGGGTCGAAGAGCTGATCGTTAAAGGACTAAAGAAGAAGGCCTAGTTTTCCTTGTTCGAAAAACCAATAACGTGTCCTTGCATCATTTCACTCAAGGCGCTCGTAGCGCCCATTGCGAAAGCCGTATAAACGAGTTGGCGCCTATTGGCTGGCTGATGATTAATGAGAGACTCGACCACTTCTTTGGTTTCCGGATCCGCTAAAGCGTTACGCAGGATCGCAACAGCGACTTCCTGCAAATCATCTGGATTTCTCATCGGGATGACTCTCATCGCTCTCCCATCTTCACGTACAAAATTTGCAAAACGAATCATATTTTCCAGGTCCGAAGCTCATAGCCACTCGATCAGTTTTGAAAGCTTATCGACAGTGAGTTTGGTGTCCCGGCTTTCGCCGCCTCTAGAATGACCCAGGACAACGCCACGCCCGTACAGAGTCCCTTTATAGCCATCGAGCGTGAAAGCGGGCAGAGGAGGCTCATGGAGCGCGCTATGGTCGCCTACGGCAATCGATTCGCCTGGATAGGGGTAAGCAAAAGCCAGGGCGTCTTCACCAACAAAACGGTACAATTCCAGCAGCGTGTACGGCTGGTCGCCAGGGGCAATGTCGATGGTTGTGAGCGACTTTTCGAATGGGTTAATCAGGATCGCTTTCATTCGGAAAAAGAGGCGGGAGCGCGGGCCTCTCTTTCGGGCCTCTTTGAAAGCGCTCCCGTTTCGGCAACCAAATAGTAAACCAAGAGGTGCGTCAATGCTTTGTTGACAAAATCAAACTGCCCTACCTGGAGGCGAAGTCAGATAGGGCAGTTGCTTTGGGAGGTGATTTTGTTGCTGCCGAGGTGGTGACTTATAGAGGTTGAGGCTATGCGATCGCAACGATGTTCTGGGCCGCTTGCGGGCGGATATTGAAGAAGGCGATTCCCTCTTCTCTGGTGCGCCGGTTGTTGTAATGGGCGTAGACCATGTCGGTGCTGGTATGGCCCATCTGGCGCGCGGTCAGCGCGGCGTTATCGTGCGCGGCTAGGTGATAAGAGCCAAAGGAGTGGCGTAAAGCGTCCTTTGGCCAGGGGCTGGTCATTCCGGCGGCTTTCCAGGCAGCGGTGATTGCCTGGCTCGCTCTGCCTTCACTCATCGGAAAGATGGGACCGTTTGTTTTGCGGTGTGGCTCGAGCCACTCGATCAAGGGATCGGTCATGTCGACCCAGCGGGCGGATGCGGTTTTTGCTTTTGAGGCGGCGACGTTGATCTGGCGCTTGTGCCACAGGATATCGGACCAGTCCAGGCGCAGAATTTCGATGGGACGGATGCCGGCGAAGAGGCCGATCGCGATTGGAGCCACCAGCACGTCAGGAGCGGTTGCCAGCAGAATGGCCGCTTGTTCCACCGAGAGGATGCCGGGAAGCTTGGTATTTTTCTGGGAGAAGGACTTTACTTTACGCATTGGGTTGTCGCGCAGCCAGCCGCATTCCTCTGCGTAATAGAACAGCCGTCCCACACTGCGGCGCACGGTGTTCTTGGTCCTGGTAGCCAGTGGCAGCCGGTTAAGCCACTCGGAGATCTGGCAGTTACTGATGTCGCAGATGTACTGGATGCCGAAGTCGAGGACAAACTTTCTGGCGTTGACCCGCCAAGTCTCGACGTGCCGATTGGTGATTTCCTGGGCCGCGACTTTGCGCAGGTGAAAGTCATTAAGCCGACAGAAGACTTCGCTAACGGTGAGGGAACTCGCGCGCAGGTCGTGATGCTTCAGGTAGAACTCAACAGCCTCTGAGAGGCTGGCACCGATCTGGTCGAGCAGTTCCTGGCCGCGCAACGCCTCGACGCGCAGCGAGGCGGGAATGTCGGCATGTTTGTGCCCGTGGTTTGCCACTTCGATGTTTCTTCGGCGCGCGGCCTCTTCAGCCTCGAGCTTGGTGCGATAAAAGGCGCGGATGCGTTTGCCGTCGATTTTACCCTCCATACGCCAGTGACAGTTGCCGTGAGGAGCGGAAAGTTGATTAACAGTGAATTTGCCGGTCATTGTGCTTGATTAAATAGACTACATATTCTATTACGGCACATGTGGCACAAAATCAACCCAAATCATACCAAATTGCACTAATTTATCCTGAATCTAACTATGAATGTTCCCTATGGAACACCGGCTGTAAGTCGCGTAACTCGAAGGGTTTAATGGACTTGGCCCGCTGCGGCGGGCGAGGATGTTGGGTAGACTTCCAGCCTAGCTATATCCGAGGGTGAGGAAAAACTGTGGCATTTTTGTGGCGTTTGGCAGCCACACTTCCACGCGCGGTTTCACTATTCGCTTTCCAAATTCGCATTAAAAGCCTCGGAAAAAAACTTGATCGCTTGAGGATCGTTATCACAGCCACGGATAACCCACGCAGCGCTGAAGGCCAGCGCGTTGAGCGCTTCGTAAACTCGATCGCGGCTTGTCGGTCCCTCGATGTAGTTCTGCCGAATCGCTAAAAGGATCGGCTTGATCAGTCGTTCAACTCGCTCTTCATCTAAGCCTTGGTTACTCATCTGCGTTAAGCTCTTTGAGCAGTTGCTCGCCCAGCGCAATCTTGGCTCGATGATTCGCTAAATGTGCGGGGCTGGCGAAACGCTCCATAATCGCTGTCCTCGAGCGGAATTCGGTCTGCTGGTTGATGATCGCACAGATCAGATAATCGAGTTGGGCTTCGCTGAATTTTTCCCGGTTCATTTCGCGTAAATCCTTTCCTAATAAAAGCAATTGTGACAGAATTATAATAAATCCATGATATTTATCGAAATTCCGTCGTCTAGCTCAAAAGTATAAATTTTACCAAATGAAAGGCGGGCTCGAGTTATGTCTAAAAACAAAAAACGCGATGCTCTCCATGACTTCGATCCAGGGATTGAAAAGCTTGCCATGGAGCGGTTCCTAAGTGGGAAACAAATTTACGATTACCGCGCCCACAAGCTCAAGCCGCATCTGAGAGACCCGTTGCAGGCACGCGCAGTTTTGTTACGGGCGCAGGAAATGGCCAAGAAGCACGGAAAGGAATTGGTTTTAAGGTACTTCGAGAAAAAGCTCTTAGCGAAGGCATTCAACGACCTTGGTAAAGCGGCGTAATTTGTATGTTTAATCGAGCCCCCGAGCGATCAATCGTAAATCGCTGGTTAATGGCTGTCGAAGAAGCGTGGCAAGAGTCTCCGCTACCACCTGTCGATCATGATCATCCGGCGCTTGTGTCCCCAGATTGGCCACCCAGGAGCGAGCTGGACCAGGCCATCTACCGGGTCGTGCATGATCGCTATCCGAAAAAGATCCGGCGGCTGCACTCTCTCTTTGTGCGTCACGGGTACTCAATAGCTGAGGCTAAAGCGGTTGTGAGGGAACTCACATCACAAAACCGGAGCCTGTCGCGCGGCTAATTCAGTACGATTTGAGTACGATTTGAGTACGAAGTTGTGCGAAATGCATCTGAAATAATCTTAATAAATCATCACCTATTACATTGCTTGCAAGCCCTTGGTATTATGTGGCATTGGATTCGCCTAACTAAGGCGGAATCATGCCAGATACACAGGATAAGCGGTTGACAGCTCGTGAAGTGGCGCAAATGCTCGGGCTGGATCGAGACACGATCTACAAGTGGGCCCGTTCCGGACGTATCCCCTGCATCAAGTTCCGGCACCGAATGCGTTTCCGCTTAAGCGATATCGAGCGCTGGGAAAAGCAGCAGACCGTTGGCAAATTTTAGTCTTTCGGCAAGCCAATGATTACCGGGCGCGAACCAAATATCGTCGCCTGCATGGCTCAATCTGAGCAGGCAAAGGTGCGTCGCAGTGAAACAAGAGCCATTGCCAGGCGCGAACTTAACGAGCAGAAGCAATTCGCTGCCGTCCTGCGCAAGCTGAAGAAACAAGGCAGGCTTCATTACGTTTGGCCGCGCGGCGATAAACGTTCAACGATCGCTATCGGGCATCCGGACTTCAGCATCTGGCTGCCAGAGGGACGCACAGCGCTTTTCGAGTTCAAACTGCCAGGTGGCAAATTTTCACCCGAGCAAGAAGAGACAATCGGATTGCTCGAAAGCCTCAGCCACTACGTTTACATCGTTACCAACGCTTGCGAGGCAGAGCGTATCGTTACCACACTCATGCAGAGCCCGCGAAGAGGCTTCATTTCTTCGACTCCGACTTCGACGACTGACCAGTCAAACACAGAACAAAGTAGTAAGTAAATCAGATGACCAGTCAAACACAGAACAAAGTAGTAAGTAAGCCACAAGCAGCCAGGAGGGAATTACGGGAATGGCTGCAAGGGGAAACCTTCAAGCGCGAGTTGGCAGCTCTACTGCCACGCACCATGAGTCCGGAGCGTTTTGTACGAATCGCTTTCCAGGCAATCCACAGAAATCCAGAGCTGCTCAAGTGCAGCCAGGAATCGTTTTTCAACTGCCTGCTCTCGCTTGGCACGATGGGGCTTGAACCTGACGGCAGACGCGCGCACCTGATCCCGTTCGGTGCGGAATGCACGCTGGTCGTCGATTACAAGGGCATTAAAGAGCTGGTGCGCCGCAATCACGACGTGAGCGCAATGCACTGCGATGTCGTTGGCGTTAATGATGAGTTCGAGATCCGTTTCGGCACGCGCGGCGTTCTGGATCACAAACCCAACTTGGAAGATCGCGGTAAAATCCTGTGCGCTTACAGCTGGGTAAAACTGCCTGACGGCAACGAAGAGTTCGATGTCATGAATGTGGGCGAGATCGAAGCGGTGCGTAAACGCAGCCGCTCGCCCTCCAAAGGCCCATGGGTCACCGACTGGAACGAGATGGCGAAAAAGACCGTGTTCCGGCGCCATGCCAAAGGATTGCCGCTCTCGCCTGAGACTCGGGAAGCGCTGGACCGAGAGAGCGATGCTGATTCTTTAAGTGAGCAGGAGCGCTTCAAAGCGGCTGCACCCACCGTTGGGAAAGTTCTGGAACCCCGTGCGCCTGCGCGTCCTCTGTCGGGCATAGGCCGCGCCGTGCAGCCTGAACTGGACGACACGCCGTGGCCTCTTGATCCGTCGCAGGCGGACCCGGCGGACCAATCCGCCGCCGCGAAAAGGGAGGCATCCGCCGCGGCGGATAAAGGTGTGACCCAAGTGCGTGTTCGCTTAGAGCAGGCTGGTTTCACTGAAGCTGAGCTCTTAGGGTTACTCAAAGCCTTGAAACTCGCGCCGGAGGCAGCCCAGCGCCTGGAGGATTGCGAGCGTGCGCGTCTGTCGATGGTGCTGGCGGACTGGGACAATTGCCTCCAGAGGCTTAACGAAGCTCGGGCTGCCGCCGCGGCGGATGGAGCTGCGGCATGAACGATTTAGAGCGGTTGGATCTGGACAGTGCTTCCAGCGCTTACCGGCGCCGGCGCTGTCCAGGCTCCTCGAACCTGATTCGGGCGTTGCGCGAGGCTGGCAAGCTCTTGCCAGAGCTGCCGGATCCGGACGCAGAGCGCGGCACTCGGGTTCACCGTGGGTGGTGCGCTGGGCATCCGCCTAGAGAGGACGACCCGCTCGGCCCGTGGGAGAGCGATATGCTTACTAGCCTGCAGCGCTTAGAAAGGCTGGTGGTGACTGACTGGGCAGGGGCCGATTCCTACGAGTTGCTCGGCCGGGAGCAGCGTTTGTGGCTGCACGAGCGCCTGGAACCGATTCACTCTGGAGCCTTTGATGTCGCCTACGGCACGATTGCCACCATGCGGATGCTGATTATCGACGGCAAGACTGGTTTTACGAAAGTCGCACCGGCCCAGACCAACGACCAGTTGCGCGAGCTGGTGGGTCTGGCTCGGGCTAATTTCCCGAGGTGCGTCGAGTTCAGCGTAGCGATCCTGCAGCCTTTCTTTGAGCGTGATCCTACCAGTATCGCCATTTATGATGAGCTCGAAGCTGAGCTATGCCTGCGCCAGCTGCGCGCCACCATTGCCGACTGTGCCGACCCGGACGCGCCGCGCGTTGCCGGGATCTGGTGCGACCATTGCCCAGCGCACACCAATTGCGCTGAGGCTCGCGCTGCGGCGAGTCGCACTTTCGAGTTGGCCAAGCGGATCGAGGGAGGCGAGTTTGAGCTTCCGATCGGGGACGGCGCCACCCGGCTCTTAGACGCGATCAAAGCCGCTACGGGCGTTTTGGAAAGTGTACGCCAGCGTTACAAATTGATACTGGCCGAAAACCCGGATGCGGCGCCTGGCTGGTATCTAAAGCCAGGCAAAAAGGTGCGCGTGATTCCGGAGACTTTGGCTGCCTACGGTATCGCCAAGGATTTTATGCCAATGGAATCCTTTTTCGGCGCCACCAAGGTCTCGATTAGGGCGCTAAGAGAGGCTTGCGCTTTAACCACCGGGCACAAAGGCAAAGCGCTGGATGATTTCTTTAACGAGCGTTTTGGGGCCGTGCTCGACTGGCAGCAGCAAGAGCCAGAACTGGCTAAGCAAACAGACGCTGCGCCGCGGCGGATCAAAGGCAAATGAACTGGGACCAATATGAGGCTGAGCTATTGGCCCAACGCAACGCGGCTGAGACTAAACTTGCTCTTTTCGTGGCCGCTCGCCGTCTGGCGACTGAACTGCAGCGACAAGTTCGTGCGCAGGCCAAGTATATCGAGGAACTGGAGAAGCAGCTCGAGCCGGACGTGATCGCCGAGATCCGCGAGGAACTCTCCCAACTACAAAGTTAATCAATGACTGATCCGATTGCCGCTCTCGGCTTTTGCGCGCTCCTGCTGCTGCTGATTTTCGGCGCTTACCAGTGCGGGTTCACCCGCGGGCTGGCCCATGGATTTAAAGCTGGAGAGCAATCCGCCAAGGCTTTTGCGCGCATGAAACGCTCTGAAGAAACTCTCCAGCGCAATGGAAACAGCAGAGGATGAATAGCTCGTCAATGACCTGGAAATTCGAGCGCCGTGTCGAACACGCGTACAGAGAGAAACGATTGCGATTGCGGGTTAGCACTACGATCGATCGGATATGGACTTCTAGCGATGGCCATTATTCGATTTTTAACACGCCTGGCTGCAAGACGTTTTCGGCCCAATGCAATCGCTATCCTTATTTTGAGCTAGGCGAGCGCATTCGCTCTCTGGCTCGGGCCAAGGCGCTCTGTGAGACCAATTGGAAAAACACCGATTGGCCAGCCTGGGATCAAGAGGAAAGAGAACTACACCAACGTTGGCGCAATGGAGACTACTAGCCAGACTGACTGGGATGCCGAATATAATTTCTGGCACAAGATTATCTCCGAAGAGGTCGAGCGCCTGCGTTGGAACCAGGGTTTTGAGCCGCTTTTGGTTGAGCTTTACCCCATCAGCTCCATCGGCCGCGGCGGGCTGGCTTATATCGGCAAGACCCAAATCGGCCGTACCCATTTCAATGTCACCGGGCGCTGGGCCAGAGACCAGGCGGGTAAAAAAGTCCTGCGGGTCGAGGTTTTAAAAACCCCATAAAAATGGACCGGTTAAGTTTCGATCAGCAGTTGCAAAAAGCCAAGGATCAGGCGCCGGTCCCATTGCCAGCGCTAGTCGAGTATCTGGCTTTCGAGAAAATGCCCACCGAAAAACCTAAACCGCTGATCGATAATCTGTTGGATTGCGGCAGCCGGATCCTGTTTGCCGGCGGCTCCAAAACCTTCAAAACCTGGCTCCAGTGCGATCTGGCTTTGAGCTTAAGTGCCGGCGCTCCCTGGTTGGGTTTCGAAACTCGTCCCGCTCGCGTCCTCTACGTAAACCTGGAACTCAAAGATTATTACATGCAATACCGCTTAAGCGAAATCCGCCGGGTGCGCGACTTGGCATTTGCCGAAGGCAGACTCTTCGTCTGGAACCTGCGCGGCGCCGCCTTTACCCGCGACCAGCTCTGTGCCGAACTCTTGGAGCTCTGCACCAAGCTCGGCATCGATGTCGTTTTTATTGATCCGTTTTACAAACTCCTTAGCCAACTCGAAGACGAAAACAACCAAACCCATATGGGTGCCGTCCTGCGCTCCTTCGATCCCATTAACCTTAAAGCCATCACCAGCGCTTTCGGCATCCACTTTTCCAAAGGTAACCAGGCCGCTAAAGAACCCGAAGACCGCATCAGTGGCGCCGGCACCATCGTCCGAGATGCCGATGACATCGTTACCTTGACCAAACACGAGGAAAAAGGCGCCTTTACTCTGGACTTTACCATCCGCGACCATCCCCCTATCGATTCCTTCGTCGTCCGCTGGCAAGCCCCCATCATGGTCCGAACTGATCTCGACCCAGCTAAAATCAAACGCCTTAAAGCATTCAACGGCTGTGAGCGAGCCAGTCACGATTTAAAGCCCGATATTCTTTTGCAACTCATTCCCGAGGATGGCGATTTGCAGGCAACCATTGTGTCGAAGGCTAAACGCGAATTCCGAAAAGGAACCAACGTCATCATTGGCTGGATCAGTGAACTGGTTTCAGAAAATAAGCTCTTGCGCACCCAAGTAGTCGATGTCGGCCACAAAGGAGGTCGTCGCCCCTACACACTAATCCCTAAACCTAAACGATGAGCTATTCCTGGCACAAACAATGGCAAAGCCTCTTCCCTCCAAAGTATCGCGAAGTTACACTCGGAGTTCATCGCAGTGATATCAGAATTGGCGACACCACTATTGAATTTCAATCTTCCCCAATCACCACGGCTGAGATGAGTGAGCGTGAGCAGTTTTACTCTAAAATACTCTGGATTCTCGACGCCAGAAGAACAAAAGGACTCCTCTGGAAGGCCATTGAATCCCTTGATCGCAAAGAGTTCTATGTCGAGTTCTGGATTGAATCCACACTCGGGTCGCGCAATTGGGATGTTCCAGAGTCCTGGTACAGACCTTCCGTCCACGTGATCTTACATCTCGGCGGCCACGATTTGATCTGGATTACCAATCTTATAGCCACCACTTTCGGCTACGGTGTTTACATCCAACTCCCCATTCTCGTTGAACGTTTCTGCGCTAGCAACTTTGCTCGACCGCTCAATAACCTTTACCAATTGCCAGGAAGGAACAAACCCTCAATATGACACTTTCGCAGGGAATAGTTATTATTTTATTCCCCAGAGTCTACTACGTACTCTGGGAATAAATAATGAAACAAACTATTCCCGAATGGTTAATTCCTAGGAAAAAACCATTTCAGGAATTAACCCATATCCCAGGAATTAACCCTAACCAGCTACTCCACCATGCCTAATCCACTCCCGCTCCCGATCCATTTCAAACTCCCGGGCCGCTCCTATTCTCAAATCGGCCGCAAAGGTAACGTCGCCCTCTATTCCGTCTATTCCGATTACGTCAACAACCGCGCTTGTAGCCTCCCTTACATCCTCATCGGTTTCGAACTCATCGTTATCAAAATTAAAGACGGTTACGAAACCTACCCTTCCGCTTGGCAATTCGGCAAATCCGCCTGGTCTATCCCCAAAAGCTTCTCTCGAGTTTGCTCTGCTGGCGCTCGACGCTGCGTCTGCGTCCTCGCCAAACTTCGAAGGCTCTCATTTGATTCCATTCCTTACCGGTCGACCTCTACCCAAGAATCCGCGCATCTGGCGTGGCGAACAGAACCGATTGGTGAAACGTCCTCGGAACAAGCCACATACACGCCACAAAGGAGGGTCACCCTCCTGAAAGGTCAGCTTTGAAATCTACCTCAGACCCAAAACCGGGCCAGACAGGGGGGGAGGGGGTCACGCGGCCCTCGGCCGGCAGCGCGGCGACCGATCCAATGGGTGAAAAAAACTTTTCAGGGAACGGTGATAGAGGAGTGCTTACGATGGAGGAGGCAGGGTTTCTGCTACGGTTGATAGGAGAGCATCGAGAGTACTACCGAGTATTAGCAGGGAGCAGTAGTAGCAGTGGGCAGAGTAAGAAGAGGCACGAGATGATCGAGGGATTGGCGCGGAAGCTGGAGGGGATGAGGAGAATGAAGGCTGGATGAGGAGATGAAGGCTGGATATGGGCGGAATTGGGCGATATTGGCGGAACGAGAGGTATGGGGGACGTTAGAGAGTATATGGAGGCGATCTGGAGTGGGAGGAGTTGGAGGCACATCGAGCGGCCAGGATGCCTCGCAAACGCACAGAAAAGGCCTTCTGGCAGCGCGAAAGAATAAAAAGAGGGAATGGGAGCGGTAAAGGATCAGGCGCGCCTATAAACGCTCCTATGAAATTATCAATACGGGAATCGAAGAACAGAGCAAAGTAGTTAGCCAGGCTTTTGAGGATGGCTTTAGTGATGGGGTGGCTTTTGAGAGATTATCGGTGGGAGGAAGTATCGGTACGGGTCTGTTAGAGGCGTGGGTATTGTGGAGGGAGATTTATTTTGATGCTAGAGATACATCTGGTCTGGAGGGCCAGCGGTTAGAATCCCAAGCTTAATGCGAGCACGCTTCCTTCAGATCATTTTCGCTGCGGTGAGCATAAGACACCGGGGGCTGGTCAGGTGATTAGGATATTGGAGGGGGATTGTCTGACCTTTGCATGATGCCGGCTAGGCTAGCGCTGGTGCTGCAAGCTGATGGGTGGTATCTGCGTCTCTACGACGAGTCCGCGCCCCGCAGAAAGGAAGAGATCCAGTTAGCGATAGGCGAATTAAGGAAGGCGGGTCATGCGGAGTACGGCGCAGCGGACTAAGGAACGTATCGAGTGGATACAGAGTTATCGGCAATATCTGGAGAGTCCGGTATGGCTGGAGAAGAAGCGGAAGGTGTTGGAGCGGTGTCGGTGGATATGTGAGGGGTGCGGGAACCGGCGAGCGAGCGAGGTGCATCACTTGAGGTATCCGGAGTGGCGGGTGATGCCAGGGAGCGAAGGGTGGAAGCGTGTGGAGAAGTTGTATGACTTGGTGGGGATATGTGAGGAGTGCCACCGGGAGGTGCATAAAGAAAAGAGAAGGGAGTAATAGGGTGGAGGAGAGCAAGGATGCTTGAAAAGCCGAATGTCGGGGTTTCTTGACAAGAACAAGGTTGATTAGAGTTAACGGTAACAAATAAAAGGAATAACAGATGGCAAAGAAGAGTGAAATAAGTGGGGGCAAAGGAGCGCCTGGGGAGCGGAGTGGGACACCTGGGAAGGCGCCGTTACACGAGGGGCCGGCTGGAGCTGGGCCCCTTACGAAGAGCAAGTTTAACAAAGAGGACCGAGATAGCGTGAGTGAGAAGGAGCCTCAGAAGAGCCGCGGGGCGGGTGGATGAATGCGCGAGATCTCTGGGGATTAGGCGCCGAGCCCATAGACATAACGGCAGCGACGCTTTTATGGAAAAGCCCTTGGTGGGCAAAGGCGCTTGAGTCGATGCAGGATATCCCTGTCAATGAGAGGACATTTATGCGGGCACTAGGAATACTTTACAGGGATTGCCGCAGGCGAGGGCAGGAGGAGGCTGGCGGTTTGCAAGAGTTTTGCGATCTGGCGACAATAGCGCGGAAGGTGCGCTGGAGATTTCCGAATGATCGGCCTGGATTCGGTCAGAAGTATTTGGGCAGGTTAAAGAGGAAACTTTCCTGTCTTGAATGGAACGCATCGATTTGCCGCTTTGAGCTCAAGCCATTTAGACCTCGGCAGCCGCGCAAAGCTCGCCACCTCCGTAAAGAGCCGGCCTTTAGAGAGCAACGCAAAGCGGTAAATCTTCAAAGGGAAATCGAGGTATCGAATTTAATTGCCAAGGCAATACAAGACTGAGGCTGGTGCAGGTGGATGAGATTGGAAGAGGCGAGATGGACAGATGGTATACGTTGGTGGACTTCCTTGAAGAAGATGTCGAAAACGGACTCCTGATCTCGATGAGTATCTGGTCTTTCCCAGTTGGGCGGCAGGATAATTTATCCGTTAAGCGCATCATTACCGATGTCGAAATCCAGCAAGCCAAGTTGGACGTCGTGACGTCCACGATCGAGAAGATGTTGGTGGAGTTATTCCGCACTCACAGAGCCGCCATTGTGTTAAAGGCTAGAGACGAAGCACGAGCGCCGACGAGAGCGACCTAATTTATGAGAGAATCAAAAGAGTGCCTGGAATGCGGTGGGATCTATTTCCGGGCTGAGAACGTGAGCGAGGCGCAGTGGGACGCGCGGAAGTACTGCAGCAACTCATGTGGGGGCAAAGCGCTGGTGAAACGGATGCGGGCAGCGATAAAAAGCGCAGAAGAGGAAGTGATTAGCCCAGGCGAATTGCCCGCATCGGCCACGGCGGATCCTCCGGAGACTGGCAGGCTGCCGATCAGGAGGGACTTACGGATCGTGCGGGTGGGCCCGAACCCGCGGACGGTGACGTGCGAGTATTTTGAATTGGCCCAGCGGCGCACCTGCACGGTGCTGGTCAAGCGCAACGACAAGTATGTGCGCGGGATGCGTTTTGCGCTTGAGGAGCCTGTGGGGGAGCTGGAGTTTGCGCGTCCGTGGGTGTACAGCGGGCCGGCGCCCAGAAGGAGAGGACGGTGGTGAGCACGCTCGACGATGATTTGGGCAGAGTAGCCTACACGGCGTACTGTGAGCGGCAGGGATGGAAGAGTTTCTCGGGTGATCAGTTACCAAGCTGGGACGAAGTTAGGCTGGATATAAAGCTAGCGTGGATCGCGGCTGCGGTATCGGCAGTGGAACATTGGAGGATTCACGGGGCGGCGGAGGCGAACGCCTGAAGAGGGTTCTCCGTTAAAAGCATGATTTGGGGTAAAGATCCGGAAGGTAAATTTATCGCCATCGTCGGGAGGGAGTGCCTTATAACGCTCGAACCCCGTCCGCACTATTGCGACCGTGGAAACTGGATCGCTAAGCTCTTCCCGACCGGCAGCACTTTGCTCCGGGATATCGACGAGGCGGATGGCTGGCCCCGGTACTACTTCGACGCGGACCGGGCTAAAGCGGAGATCGAGGCCTGGCTTATCAGAAGGGGGCAAGTCGTCACGCCGGGATCCGCCGGGGCGAATCAGTCCGGACCCGGCTCGGGGGTGGCTGGCGGCTCGAGGGGCTCGGCTTCGCGCAGAGTTTCGAGCGAGCCGATGAGGTAATCGGCATAGGCGACCCAACCCTGGTAATAACTGACCTTGCCCGGGCTATCAAAGACTGCGTCGTTGCGCAGCATGCTTTCGGCTTTGTATTTTGCCTCGATTAAGACCTGGGTGATAGCGGCCCACTGGCGCTGGTTTATCTCGCGCAATACGCTGGGTAACGTATCGGGCTTTAACTCGGGCGCCTCAAGGATGCGGACCACCGGGACAGCGGGAGAACTAGCGTTTTTTTGGAGCGCCGGCACTTGGTTTTAAGGGTTGCGGGTTGAGAGGTGGAACGCCCATGTAAGTCGGTATCTGGACCTGGGTAGAGATGTCCTGGCGCCAGAACCAGCGGAACCCATAGAGGATATTTCCTTTGATCGGCATGCTAGCGAAACAAGAGCCAGAACAGCTTGAGCCATGAGAAATCATGTCGCTCGGTAGGCCAGGTGAAAATGATGCGATCGAGGTCTATCCGCCGCGGCGGATCCGCAGGCTCACCTGCCGGGACCGGATCGCATCCGCCGCGGCGGATAGAATCGGATTTGCTCATTTTAGGTTGCCGTGAAATCCATCGCATTGCTCACTTGCCCGTCAGGGTTCTTGACGCTCACACCCAACGTGCCAGGCTGGGCGATATTAACCGCCTCGACCAGCACGGAGAGCTCGGTTGGGGTGATGCTCGAGGGAATTAAACCGTAGGCGCTGCCAATGTTGACGCTCGCCAGAGAATCGAAATCGGTGCCGGTGAGGCCCAGGGTGATATCGGTGTTGGCTGGGCCGGTATCCGGAGCGAGCGCCGTGAGGACAGGTGTGGGCAACGCCGGGAACCCGCCGGCCGCGCCGAGGTCGTAAAGCGCCTGCATCCATTGCAGAAAGCCGTGGTCACCTTGCCACCTATTCGGGCAGCCTGACATGAACTTGATGAACCTAGGATCGTCGAGCGGAAGTGCTGATTTAGTGCTCATATTTGAATCGCTTCTTTGAGTGCAGTTTTAAGTTTGGCGATCGCCTCGCGCAGGTCGCTGCCTTTGTAAGGATCAGCCATCAAGAGGCGCAGCTTGGGCCCATAGTTCAACAACGGCTCACCATGCCCAATCTGCTGGATCGAAATCTCGTAGTCACCGAGCGAAGGACAAGTGCAACTCTGGATCCAGTACGGAGTGCCGATGTATTGCTGGCCGCCGCCCCATGTCTGAGGGAACTGGGGGGAGCAGTTCAGCGTCGCCTGCGCGTTTTGCTTGACGCGCTGAAGCTCTAATTCATATGTCTGGCCGTTCATCGTCTACTGCGCCGGATATCGAGGTCGCTGGTCGGATGCTTGCCGCTGGAGGTAACCGGCCCACGCTTGTGTGAGGGTGTCGAGGATAGTTCGCTGGTGGGATGCGCCTCGGGTTCTTTGGCCTGTTCCTGCCGTTTGCTTTGAGTCGCCTCCTGAAATTCGGGCGGGCTAGGTTCTAGTTCATCGGGCTCGAGCGGTGTTCCTGGCTCGGCCGGTCCCTGGTTATCTTTGTTTTGGTCCATTTTTTGTTCTCCTCCTATATATATATATAGTCATTGTGCGCCGCCTCCCCCTGCGTTGCCGGCACCACCACCACCCATGAGTGTGCTCTGAGGCGCGGGTGCTGGCCCGGTCCCGGTAAGCGACTGAGTCGGACCTGGGGGCACACCGAGTTTCCCGGTGACGGCATTCTGCTGCTGCGTGACCTGGAATTGGAGGTTTTTCATGCGCCGATCCAGAATCTGCATAGCAATCGGGTTCTGGCGCAGCGCATTGATGTAGCCTTGCTGCTGCAGGGTGTTCTGGATCACCTGTAACCGCAATTGCGCGTTTTGGCCCGAGGTGTACATGGGCGGCTCAATGCCGTCCGCTATCTTCGATAACTGATCCTGTTCATCGTTGATTTCCTGCTGGCTGACCGCGGCCTGCGGCTGGATAAGCTGCCGCGCCAAGGCCGGATCTAGGGCTCGGGCTGCGTATTGGGTCAAGCCGGCCCGGTCGATCACGCCGGCTGCGTCAGTGGCCACTAACATCTGCTGAATCAACTGCAGTTTCTGCAAGACGTTCTCCTGGTTGAGATCTTTGGCGTCATACTCGAGCACCAGGTTCAGGTTGCGCTGGATCGATTGCCGGTCACGCTGCGGAACGGCGAGTTGGTCGCCTGAAGCGTTCATCCAGATCTCATCGGGCAGGTACTGCTGGCAAAGCTGATAGATCTGGACATGCACCATGCGCAGCTCGCCCAGCCAGTTGTCAATCAGGCGCTGCTGTTTGCGCAGGGCTTTGTTCGGATCGACTCCCTCCATGTTTTTGCCGAAATAAGTGTAGGTATCCTGCCGGATACTGGTCTCAGTCTGGTAAGTAGTCTGATCGATCGGTGGAGGCTGTAGCCACGATAGTTCTCCGGGTCGCATTACGCCCAATTGCGCGCGCGGCCCGAGCTTATACTGTTGTTTGCCGCGGCCCAGCGGCACCTGTAATGGCGGGATCGTGCAGAGCGCGGTGCGATCGTTACGGGAATCTTTCTGGAATTTAATCTCTGCCTGGGCCGTCATCGCGATATCGCCTACACCGCGGCTTTCCAGGGTCGAACGCGAACGGCGCTCGCGCTGACACAAAACGAACGGGAATTTGCCGTGCGCATAGGGCAACGGCAACTGGCGCCCGATCAGCTCGAAGTTCGGATGGAATATATTGACCAGCGTCTGGCGCCGGTTTTTATCGTCTTGCCCTCGGTAGAAACCGTAATAGACCTCGCAGAGCTCTTTCATCTCGTCGACGTAGAGCCGGTCCCTGAACCGGAACAGGGTCTGCATGCCTAGATTAAGAAGGGCACTGCTCCCGGCACGTTCGAGAATCTCGGTCGTAAATTTCGGATCCCAATTCTCGTAGCGGCTGCGATCGATTACCGTCGATTTGGGGATGACGTCACGGCGCACGATCCAAGGCAGCCGCTGGAGATCGTAGGTGTTGCGGAAAAAGAAGATGTCCTGGTAGGTGCGGTATGCGGTCACGCACGGGCGGTTCTCTTTAATATAGGGTTTGTCGTAAGAGAAGCTCCCGGTGCGCATCAGGCTCATGAGAGCTTCCTGCGGGTTGCGCACGCTCATGTCGGTCGTGTAGGGAGTCGGTTTGGGAGGTGGCCCAACCGAGCGGGTAGTTGGGTCTAGCACCTCTTCAGGGGTCTGCGGCGGGCTGGCCAGGTCCGGGAAATATTGGGCCAGCATCTGCGCGGCTTGCGCGATATCGGTCTGTGACAGGCGCCTGGCGTTGCGCATCAGGTACTCGAGGAACGCCTGCAGTTGCGGGTCCATCTGCGCCATTTGCATCAGATCCTGCATGCCGACTGTCGTCACCTCCGAGTCAAAATCCAGATACCAGTCGATCCCGATGACGCTCGAGCCGTAGTGCTGGCGCCACTGGGCTGCCAACTCTTTTTCCCGGTCCATCTCTTCAGCCATCATGTTGCGCAAGACCCAGTCGAGCACGGCCGTCGTTGCGCTGGACTGCTCCTGGTAGGTCGAATTGCTCGGCAAGGTCTGCATGTGGCAGTTCTTGTCCGCAGTGCGCATGATGTCGACGTCGTCGATCACTAGGTCGTCGATGAAATACGGGCGGATGTCGGAGGCGCCTTCCCACGGGAAAACCTCTTTGCCGGTGTTCGCGCTCCATTTGCGACCGTCGTAGGTCTGGCCCGCCCAACGGCAGTAGCGGGTATCGTCGAGGGTAGATATAAAGGAGATGTACGAGCTCGCCTCAGTCAGAGCCCACGTGAAGGAACGTTTGACTTCCGAAAAATTAATTTTCAGTCCTCCATTTCATCAGACTCGGATATTAGCCAGCGGCAAGAGCAACCAAATAAGAATCAGCACGAAAATCAGTATGACAATAAAGCGTGCGATCTGGGCGAACGGCGCGGGCATCGGCAAGTAGTTCAAAGCCCACCAAATCAGCCCAAAGATCAGCCCCAGGATCAGGATCACGATCAGGATATGGATCAGGGCCGGGATCATAAAGGATCGGCTCCGATCGGATCAACCAGTTGCAAACTCCTGCCCACGTCGCACAGACCGGCAATAGCCATCCAACGGACGCAATCGACTGGGTCTTTACAGGCGCCCAGTTTCTCGTCGCGTCCAGTCCAGACTTTGAGGGAAAAGATCACTGCCTTGCACTCGCTCGAGATGAAAAGCTTCGGCTCTTTACCATTGTCAGGGTCAAAATCCAATAACGAATTAATCAGAGAGACTCCTTCCTCGATCGGATCCAGCGGCGCCGGCGCAAACGGCAGATCCAATAACGAGCACTCTTCGATCATCGTCGTAGCGGCATCGCTTTTGAGGTTTGGCGTGTTGCCGAAACGCGAGTCCATCCAGCGGCAAATGATCTCTTCGCGCTCTTTTCCATTGCCGTTCTGGTGTGTTTCGACTCGTTCGATTTCTGTGGCATAACGTTCTAAACCCCAACCGTAGGAACTTTGCGCCTGGCCCGCGCGCCCATCGCTTTTGCGCCCGTCCGATTCGGCCCATGGACCAGGGTCACCGACACCGGGGATGTAAACGCCTTCGCACGGCCACTCTCTATATATATAGTGGCGATCTCGAGCGTCGACGAGTACCCAGATTTGAAACCAGTTGCGCGCACTGGCCGGATCGACAAAGTGATAGCGGCTGCCTTCCTTCGGGATTTTTTCGGGCTCAATAACATGAATTCCTTCGCGGAATTTCGGGAACCTGGCCAGGATCGCTCGAGTTGGAATCCCGTAAGCGCGCGTCTTAATTTCGTTTTTCGGCGCGCCGGCCAGCGTCTTTTTCATCGTTTCATAGCCGCCGAACGGATTGTCGATCGAATGGAAAAAAACGACGCTCGAGCCTCGCCTGACGCAGCGCTGCACTTTGGGCACATCAGCGCCCAATAGTTCCGCGTGAGCCGATTTGATCGTCTTGGCGCCGTCCAGAAACTCTTTGACCGTGGGACTGTATCCCTCGATCGGCGTGAAGGTGATTATGAGCAGGCCAGCCCGAGTTATCAGCCGGTAACGCAAGGTTTCAACCAGGGAGAGTGGCACTAGCTCATCGCACCAGATCAAATCGCAGTCGCCACCTTCAACGTTGATGTCTTCCTGGGAATAGTTCCGGAACACGCATTCGCTGCCGTTGGGGAAAATGAACTTGTTTTCCGAGAATCCGTTTTTTTGCGTGTAGCTGATGTTTGTTACCTGGCCTTTTTTTAACCCTTTGTATTCAGGCGGGATGTACTTGAAAACGATCGGTTGTTGCATCTCGATCGAGTTCGCTTCGGTGTTTTGCAGGCACCAAACGCGTCGTTTTTCGCCTGCCTCCATGATCTCAACGGCTTTGCGACCGGCGTATTCGCTTTTACTAGCCCGGTTGCCGCCCAGAATGAGCACTTCGCGCTGGCCGGCCGCCAGTTCCTCCTCAACCAGTTTCCAAACCGGCGGATGGTATCCGTAGTGCCATGGATCGGTCAGTTCCAGCTCGATCAACTCGTTGCGTTTGAGTAAATAGTCTTTGACACGTTCGGGGTCCGCAACGCTGTCCTCGAACGAGGGCAACGGATAGACTGGATGCGCCAGAATCTTCATTCGTATGCCATTGTGGCACTAATCTGCTTGATTTTTGCCACATTTCGACGCAATACACCATTCCAGTGGTTGCTGGGGAGCCCAAAATCCCCTGGACGCGGCATTTTTCTTGGTTAGCAAACCATGGCAGAGGAGAATCAGAACTCCCAGGTAGTCGAAAAACCGGCGGAACCCGCTCCGGTCGAACCGGACATCGACAATCTGCTCGAGACAATCCCAGACTTAAAAGACCTCTTCGGTGAGTCTGGACAACCGGAGCAAAAGCCCACAGAAGCACCTTTAAAGGAATCAGGTGCTTCGGAGACCGTAGCTGAGGTCGAAATTCCAGAGGGACTCAAGCCCGAAGAACCAACCGCAGAGCCGGAACCCAAAAAAGAGGATATTTTGTCCGAATCGGTCCAGAAACGGATCGATAAGCTAACCGCACAGAAGAAAACCGCCGAGGAACGCGCCACTAATCTCCAGACTGAACTTAACGACCTGAAATCGAAGTTCGTCGCGCCACCACCTGTTGCTCCCACGGCTGCAAGTCCATTATCTGATATCGAGAGCGATACCGATCTTGCAGCCAAGATTAACCATATCCAAGAGGCCAAAACCTGGTGTATCCAGCATTTGGACGGTGGCGAGGTAGATAAAGGTGACGGGACCAGGCAATGGCTGGAGGGCAATGTTGTTAAAAGCATCCTGGCCAACGCTGAGCTCATGCTTTCCAAGCATGTGCCGGAACGCAAGGAGTTCATCGCTAACAAGCGTGTTTTCGACGGCGAAGCGCAGCGGCAATACCCTGCGTTGTTCAAGGAAGGCACCGAGGCTAACAAGACCTACAACCAGTGGCTGAAGGTTTTTCCTGAGTGCCGGCGTTACCCTGATATTTCGTTGATTATCGGGGATGCGATCGTAGGACAAAAGATTCGACTTGATAGGGCAAAGGCTCAAAACGGCAAAGTTCCAAATGGCAGTCAGCCTCTGGCGCCTCCTGCGCCTGCGGCCTCTCCAAGAGTTCCGCAAACCAGAACGCCGAGTGGCCAGCAACTTGCCGAAGCTTTCGCGAGTGATCCAAACGCAGCCCTAAACAGTTTCGTGGATTCGCTTATTGAAGGCGCAGCCGCTCAGCGAGCAGCAGCAGCCAAGAAATAAATGCCCAGCTTAACTGAGCCGATTCAAGTCGGCAAACGCGAAGATTTCGCGGATGTAATCGCTATGGTCGATTACAAGGACACCCCGTTTAGTTCGATGTGTCCGAAAGGCACCGAGCCAGCCAACACGATCTATGACTGGCAAATGGATGCATACGATGCGCCCACTCTGGGTGGTATTGTTGATGGAGTCGATGTCGCAAACACTGACTACGTGAATCCTGCCAGCAAGCGGGCGAAAGCGCACGGGCGAATCCAGAAGTTTCGCCAGGCGTTCATGGTCTCCGACATGGCGCAGAACGTCTCTGACGTCGCCGGCATTGGCAAACGCGGCGAAATGCAGCGGGCGGTTAAGAAGACAATCGTCCAACTTAAACGAAATATGGAGCTCACCTTCTGCTCGGACCAGGACAGCCAAGCAGATAACGGATCCACGCTGCCTTACCTGACTCGCGGGATCGGCGCCTGGGTTAATGCTGGCGAAGTTACCATCACAGACACTGGCACCGCTTGCCCGCCAGGGTTTGTTCCGCCAGCGGGAAGCGTCATCACTAAGACGACGGCGACCACAATCGAGAGTGACATCAATACTGCGATGGGATCAATTTACGCGCTAACCGGCCAGCAGAAGGACTTCGACCTGCTCGTTGGGACGGCCCTAAAGCAGTTGTTTTCTAGCTTTGCCGCCTGGGTGCCTAGTGCAGTCACCACTGTCCCGTTGCGGCGGTATAACCAGGATTCGACCGCGAAGCAAATCATCAACACTGTCGACTTTTGGCAAGGCGATTTCGGCTCCGTGAAATTGATCTTGAGCCTGTTTCTCGGAGGTCTGCCGGGAGGAGCACCACCTATTCCTCAAAACATTGTGAATGGGCGCGGCTACTTCTGCGACTGGGATCAATTAGAGCTCCGTTACAATCGTATGCCAGGCTATCAGGAGAATCCTAACCTTGGCGGTGGACCGAGAGGCTATGTGGATGCTATCTGCGGGCTAGTTATATACAATCCTCTTGGCTTGGGGAAAATTGCACCAACCGCATAAAAAAACCGCCTAGCGCCAAATGATCACCGGTTGGGAGGACTTTGCTCGCGACCTTGGCCAGCTGTACGGCGAGGGTTTCGTAGCTGATTTCTGCCGGTCGATCTTGGACGAGGAAAAAGCAAAACAGGAAGTGGTTTATGGCTCGCAGCAACGTATCGCGGCTGCGAGCGCTCAGCTGGATAACTGCTGGGTAGACGGTCTGGGCGAACTGCATATGCGCCTGGATCCGACTGTCTATTTTTACTGGACGCAGCGCTACGGTCCACAGATCTGGAACGACAAAGACTTTGTCAGAAAGCTCAAGCGCGATAACCCGAGCATCGCTTTGCATGCCCGAAGTCGCAAAACGATGGTCAGACGACCGTGAACCCGCCAGTTTCGACGCAGCGCATTCTCTATTCGATTGCCAGACGAGTGGGGCTCGAACCCACCGGCGACGATGCTAATCTTTCTCCCAGTAAAGCCAGAGAGATCCTCGAGTTCGTCGACACAAGACTCAAGGAAGCTTGGGAACTATACGATTTTTTGGAAACCACCCTCGTTGAAGAGCGGGCTTTTGCTCCGGATTACGATCCAACGGTGTCCTACAGCCAAGGTGATATTGTTTGGGATTGGTGCTCGCGATTCTACTATCAGGCACTTGTCCCCACAATTGGCGGTAGTCTTCCCAATGCCGCAGTCTGGCAAGCAAACGTAAGTCCGCCTACGCGCACGATACTGTTTCTGCAACCTGGGCACACTCCCATTGGGACTGCTTATACCGCCTGGAACAAGAATCCCTATACCGACATGAACAGGAATCGCATCCCGTTTTTGTTGTCTAATAACGGGCTTGAGTTCACGCTGTCGCCGGTTACCCAAACAATCTGGATCGAGTTCAGGATTCTTTACCCTGGCATCGGCTTAGACCAGTGGAATAGCACCGAGACTTATAACACCGGTGATGCTTGTTTTTACAATACGGACACCTATCTGAGCCTGATCGATAACAATCTGAACAATACGCCGCCGGCTGTCTCTGACGGAAACTGGCAGCAGTTTCGGATCCCGTGGGTGTTCCGCGGATTCGTCACGCAGGCAGCGTTCGCCGATACGCTGATTGTTTCCGGCCAGAATGAAAAGGCCCCTGACCAACTGCAGCAGGCTTACCAATTACTCTGGGGCGAATACGACAAGCAAACGATTCAGTCCGGACAGTTCACGGGATACTCAGCGAGGGTCGTCTAATGCCGCTCACACCGAAAGGAAAAAAGATAAAAGCGGCGATGACCGAGCAATATGGTGAAAAAAAGGGTGAGGACGTTTTCTACGCTAGCAAAAACAAAGGCAAGATCACCGGCGTTGATCGGCCAAAGAAAAGGAAAGGATTAATGAACTGA